AGAAACACCTACGCGAGATCAGTATAGGTGGGGGTGTGGCATTAGTTATTGACGAAACAAATATAGACATGCTAGAGTATTACGTTACTGGCAAACAAATATTTAACATGAAGGATAAAACATGAATGCAGAAAATAATAAAGCAAAGAAAGAACTTACACGCATGCAAACTAAAGAACAAGTAATAGATATGTTAAGGGAGGAGGGGTACACGGTTTTATACCCAATACCGAAAGAGGCTTCAAGAATACGCATGGAAGCGAGAATGGTAAGTGTATTAAAACAAAGCATAATACCTGTGTTAGAGCATAGTGGGTATATGGTAACTAAAACAGGAGTGCCTAAAAGATGAATGCAGAAGATGTAGATATGGTGAATCAACCGCCTCATTATACGAGTACCAAGTATGAGGTGATAGATATACTTGAAGAGTTTTTTAAAGACGACCCGCTACTATGGCAATGTGGTAAATATCTTTTACGTTGTAAAGGTAAGGGAAACCTAGAGCAAGACCTGAGTAAAATGATATGGTATGCCAAGCGGAAAATAGAACAGGAGAAATAGTATGAGTGCTGATTTATTTAGACGTACAAAAAGTTTACTACTCGATCACATAAGATTGCTCAACCATCACAGTATAGGCGACACTCATGTGGATGACGCACAAGCTATTGTGGATGAGATTAGTATTCTACTTAAAAGCGATGAGATACAGGCGCTAGAACAAAAGATTGATGAAGTTGAACGTAAAGTAGTAAGTGATGATATTGCTGATGAAATACTTAACGGCAAGTACTGCGTAGGTGGATCATGCGAAGATTAATGAAAGGAGTATTATGAGTAAAGCGAGTCACTATTCACAAGAAGAGAGAGATGAATTTCTAGCGAGAGCTATTGAGTTTATGCAGAAAAAACCTGATGCGAGTAGGGCAAGAGTAGCTAAGTATTCAGGTGTAGGAATGAGTGTACTAGAACGATTTGAAAAAGAGGGTAAACTAACACTACCTAAACCAATGACTAAGAAACAAGTGCGTAACAAGTACAAGTGGATGGACACACTAGGAAAAATATAAATGGCAGATGAAGCAGACATTGCGAATGACCACGTGCAAAAGACTCTTGATTTAACCATGAGGACTATAAATACTAAGGTACCTGAGAATGATAAGAGGATATGTATTTGGTGCGAGGGAAAGATTAAAGAGAAAGATGGTAGGCGGTGGTGTTCATTAGAATGCCGACAAGATCACCAACTATATGCGAATAAGATATGACAATTAAAGTAGGTAAGGCCGTGTGCCATAAGTGTAAACAACACGCTAAACTTTATTACAAAAAGAAATGGTGGTGTTCCGTTGAGTCGGACATGGGTACCTTTAATATAAAGGGTTATTGTAAAAACAAAAAGGATCATAGTGCAAATAGTAACGATTGATTTCGAAACATTTTATGACACGGGATTTAGTTTATCCCGCATGACTACAGAAGAATACATACAAGACGATCAGTTTCAGGTCATCGGTGTAGCTATAAAAATTAACGATGATAAGACCGAATGGTATATCGGTGATGACTGTGCAAAAGCCCTTGCAGAAGTAGACTGGGCAAACTCCATGTTACTTTGTCACAACACCCAGTTCGATGGTGCCATACTAAAATGGTACTACGGGTTCGAGCCGGCCGGGTACTTTGATACCCTGTCCATAGCACGTGCGCTACACGGTATCAATGCGGGAGGTTCACTTAAAGCTCTGGCTGAACGTTACAAACTAGGAGAGAAGGGAACCGAGGTAGTCGATGCTAAAGGTATGCGATTAGAAGATTTTCCTGAGCATCAGCTACGTCAGTATGGTGTGTACTGTAAGAACGATGTGAAGTTAACCTATGACTTATTCAAGGTTATATCTATGGGGTTCCCGGTAGACGAATTAAAACTGATAGATATAACATTAAAGATGTTCATCTCGCCTACCTTACAACTCGACACCGAGATACTAAAGATACGACTACAAGAAGTAAAACAGGGAAAGACCCTACTGCTAGAAGGGCTAATGAAGAAATTAGAATGTGAGGATGCTGAGGCAGTACGTAAGAAGTTAGCTAGTAACAAACAGTTTGCTGAGCTACTATGCCAAATGGGTGTACGATGCCCTATGAAAATATCCCCCACTACAGGGAAAGAAACCTTCGCCCTAGCTAAGAATGATGTAGGGTTCATAGCCCTATGTGAACATGAGGACACATTTATTCAAGACCTATGTGCTGTACGTTTAGGTACGAAGTCGACGATGGAGGAGGCAAGGATCGAGCGGTTCATCTCCATAGCTACACGTAACAATAACCAACTACCTATCCCCCTTAAGTATTATGGCGCACATACTGGCCGATGGGCGGGTATAGACAAGGTGAACTTCCAGAACCTACCATCCCGAGATAAGAAAAAGAAAGCATTAAAGAACGCTATCCTACCACCAGACGGACATGTCATCATGAACGTTGACTCTTCACAGATCGAAGCTCGTATACTAGTCTGGCTTGCCGGGCAACACGATGTGGTTGAGCAGTTTAGAAAAGGTGAGGATGTCTACTCGGTATTTGCATCTAAAGTATTTAACAGGGAGGTATCTAAAAAGACACCGACCGAACGCTTCATTGGTAAGACATGTATACTTGGATTAGGGTATGGCACGGGCGCTAAGAAACTACAACATACATTGAAGACATCTCCTCCGGGTGCTGATCTATCTGACCAAGAGTGTCAAAGGATTGTTAAGGTATACCGGGATGTTAATCATGAGGTGATTAAGTTATGGGACAAATGTGATAAGGCATTAAAATTCATGGCATCATGGCCTGAAGGTAAGCCGTTCTATTACCTCGACAATAGAAAATCTATACTAGTTACCCCGGGGGGTTTACGCTTACCTAACGGACTCTACATCTATTACCCTGATCTCGAATGGAAGACCGACGAGAGCGTTAGAGGTGGGTATGTCTATAAATCTAGACGTGGACAGGTGAGTATATGGGGTGGTGCTATGGTAGAGAATGTTGTCCAAGCATTAGCTAGGATAGTAGTGGGTGAGCAGATGATAGCTATTAATGAGAGATACAAACCGGTGCTTACGGTACACGACGCTATTATATGTACGGCACCTAAAGATGAGGCACAAGAGGCACTAGACTTTTTAATGGCTGAGATGTCTAAAGCTCCGGCTTGGGCAGAAGGCTTACCAATAACTTGTGAGGGAGCATATGGAGAAAACTATGGGGACTGCTAAACAAAACGGCAAAGAATTATATATTAAAAGTAGTGATGGTTCGGAGATTCATGCTTCAATGCGAGCGGATGGAGGATTTGATATATCAAACAGTAAAGGGAACAAAATATCTATGACGCGTAATGAAGCCAAAGAAGTAGTAAAAAATTCCAAATTTGCAGCCACAAATAATTTAAAAGCTCCTGTAAAAAGGGAGCCAGTCCCAGTTGTTATGGGAAATACAACTAATTTATTAAAAAGTGTAAAGGATGCACTAGAAGATTATTATATAAAAATAACTATGGCCATAACTTATTCTAATATTAATAAATTAGTAAAGAACAAGGGCATTGAGGGTCAGAGGAAAAATGAGGGGGAAGAGATATTAAAAAATTTATTAGAGTACCCAAAAATAATTATTGAGCCACATAGTTACGCCTACCAAAAACCAGAAGACCTAGATTTAATGTTAGAAGATTTTAAGTCGGTAGATCAAATTAAATTACCCTTTCCTCAAATGACTATTATTACGGGGGAGAACATAACAGATAGTGGTATTGCAGTTAAAAAGACTTCTGAACAGAACCACTTAATTAATGTAATCTATCCTTATTATCTGTTTGAATATGAGGGAGGCGTGCGAGTAACTATGCTATTGGCGAGCGATTTTACCAAAATGTATACTCATAATACATTTATTACACTTGATAGCGAAACAGGATTATCTTGTGATGTACCTGAAAATCAATCTCCGATTGAGCGTTCCCACATTGAAGACCTCGTAAAAATTTGTATTACAGTTATTCATAAGATGACTCTGGGTAAAAATAATTTTTATGTGTCTGTGCCTACTCCCGAAGAAGCAAAAATTAATCGTAGTCGTGTGGCTAAGGGTAAAAAACCACTCATAAAATTTAAAATGGCAATGATTGAGGGTAAAAAAACAATGATGTCTTCAACAGGCCACGGCACGCATGCTTCACCTTGCTTGCATTGGAGACGAGGTCATTGGAGAACCATGAGTAAATCAGGTAAAAAAACTTGGATTGCACCTATGGAAGTGGGCGATGAAGAGAACGGAAGAATCATTAAGACATATGCAATAGGGAATTATAGTCTTTTGGGGGCTACGTAACTATGGCGACTGCTAATTGCAACAGGAGGGGAGGGTCGTTTCGCTCAACCGAGCCAGGTTTTTCTAAAGATTTAAACTGGTTTATGGATTATAAGATAGATAAATACCTTGCATATTTAGATGCTACGGATAATGGGCTTTATTGTATTGAGTATGATGAGGATATTCCCACAAAAGAGGAACTGCTTGAAGGAATAGACCAACATAATTATGTAGATGGTGATGGCTCATACCGACTACGTCAACGTTATATTGAAGAAGAACAAATAAGAATAGAAAGAGAATTTGAATTAAAAAGAATAGCGGAAGAAAAAAAACAAGAGGCGTATGAAAAAACGCCTGCATACTTATTAGAAGTACAAAGAAAACAAAAGGAACTAGAGAAAAAACAAAAGGAACTAGAGAAAAAACAGAAAAAAGAGGATAAAGATTATTGGGAGCAATACGATAAAATTGTGCGGCGAACCAATAATTACTTAGATGGGACTCCTACAGAAGAAGGCATAAGTCAGGCAGTTTTAAAACAAGAATTGGAAGCAGTAAGTGAGGGAGGAAAGTTTAAAAATATAACACGGCAGAATGAGGAATATATAAATAGTAACAAAAAAGAAAGGGATAATATTATGCAAGATGCCGTAGCAAACATGTGCAAAATTCGCACTCTATTTTTTAATAAAGGCAGAATTATGAGCCCCATTATATATGATAACAATTTAGAATTATTATATGTGTATACAGCAAGAGTAATATACATAAAAAAATTAATGGAAACTGAATAGTATGGACTACAAGCGCATTAAGTTAGACTTAGATACGGAAGAGATAATAAGAAGTATTTATGACTGCAGTGAATACTGGGAGCCACGGTCTGATGAGTATCCGTTCTTCACCTTGGGTAAGTCAGCATACCTCGACGGAAAGACTGAGAGTTATTATAGAGATTCTATATGGCTCAATGATATAATGTTAGAACACTTCTCTGAGCTCTATGAATCAGTGATCGTTACACTACAGGAAGAACTAGGAGAACCTATAGAGTTAGCACATGACTTAGCACTGCCGGGGTTTCATATCTTTCCTACTAGTCCTAAGTTTTTAACTATTGCCGGTAACTGGCATCAAGATTACCCTCATACAACTTTAGGGTTGGGAGACGTAGACCCCGTTGCCTTCACTGTTGCAATAAAGCTACCAAAATCTGGAGGAGGCATGGACTACATGGATGAGTTTCATCAGCCTCAACACTTGCAATATAATGAAAAAGATTTAATATTACACAACGGACAAACGATACACCGAATAGCGGGTATAAAAGAATACAGACCTGATGAGCATAGAATAACTTTTCAAGGACACATTATTAGACGTAATAATATTCTGGAGGTATTTTGGTAATGGCACACGACGAAGGTAAAAATAGTGAGAGTATGTCTCTTTTTAAAGAAAAAGAAAAGTGGCGAGAGGATGAGATACAAGCAGACGAAGAAAAACACTTAGGCACTGTACGATGCCGATGGTGTAAATTTAAACAACAAAAACAGGGCTCGGTACTATGTGAGTCTTGTGGTAAAGAGGTGTTAGTATGATGGCCGAGTTTGTATTGATGGTAGCTTTAGGTAGTGAGGTGGGTAATAATAGTTGTTGCCTTGCAGAACATTACGTCGGCACGTTTAAATCGTGCGTTGAAGCCCATGAATACATAGAGAACCACATACCCAAAGGCCCAAAAGAAACACGATGCTTGCACAAAGGGGACATAAATTTACCGGAAGACTTCAAACACAAGTACATACTTGATGCGTGTAAAATAAAAAGGGATTGCGATGCCCAGTAAAGCATATTACGAAGCTAATAAAGAAAAATTAAAAGCATATGGTAGAGCATACGGCAAAGCTAATAGAGAAAAATTAACAGCTCATAAAAAAGAATATTGCGAAGTTAATAAAGAAAGAATAAAAGCTTATGAAAAAGCATATCGCGAAGCTAATAGAGAAAAATTAACAGCCCAAACAAAAGCATACCATGAAGCTAACAAAGAAAAGATAAAAGCATATCGCGAAGCTAATAGAGAAAAAATAAGAATAAAGGCTAAAGCCTATCGTGAAGCTAATAAAGAAAAAATAAAAGGCTGGTACAAGGCTAATAAAGAAAAAATAAAAGCTTATGAAAAAGCACATTACGAAGCTAATTCAGAAAAAATAAAAGCTCGATCAAAAGCATACTACGAAGCTAATACAGAAGAGGTCCTTGCTAAAAACAAAGTATACCGCGAAGCTACTAAAGATAAAATAAAAGCGTACCGTAAAGCTAATAGAGAAATAAGAATGGCCCAGAAAAGAGCATGGCACAAAACGAATACAGAAAAAATAAAAGTATATGCTAAAACCTACCGCAAAGATAACAGAGCTATGATGTATACACATGTTGCAAAAAGAAGGGCATTAAAGATGAATCAGTATGAAAAGTTAAGTGCTGATGATAAATTTGTGATAGAAGAGTGCTATGGGTTAATGCAATTAAGGACTACAAAAATGGGGTTTGCGTGGCATGTAGATCACATTATCCCTTTGAGCAAAGGGGGTTTACATAAGCCCACTAATTTACAGGTAGTTCCTGCAACATGGAATTTACAAAAAAATAATAACCACCAGGAGAAATGGATTGGCTAAAATAAAAAGGGATTGTGATGGCGGACATTGAACACGAAATATATGATGGTCTATTAGTAATGGATCACTTTGATGATTGCATTATTGGAGTAGTAAAGGGTATTGATAATGAAGATAAGATTTGTTACAGCTACCAATGTATCATCGCTAAACTTATGTGTGATGATGAGATGGAAGAGATTGATGCAATAGAATATTTTGAGTACAACATGATGGGTGCGTATGTAGGAGAAAACACTCCATGCTTTTTATTTACCGAGGATGATTGATGCCCTATAAGAATCCTGAAGATAGAAAAGCGTATTGCGAAGCTAATAAAGAAAAAATAGTATCCAATAAAAAAGCTTACCGTGAAAGAAATAAAGAAAAGATAAAAGCATATGCCAAGGCTTGGCAAAAAGCTAACAAAGAAAAAATGAAAGCTTACTACGAAGTTAATAAAGAAAAAATAAAAGCAAATGGCAAAGACTGGAAAAAAACTAATAGAGAAAGGGTAAAAACTAGCAACAAAGCTTACTACGAATCTAATAGAGGTGCAGCCTGTGCGCGAGTAAAAGTATACAAAGCAAAGAAGAAACAAAATAATCTCATCACTACAAAAGGGGATAAACAGTTAGCAAAATGGATATACACTATGGCTTCAAAGCTTACAGAAACAACAGATATTGTGTGGCATGTAGACCATATTAAACCTTTATCCAAAGGGGGTATGCACTCACTAAATAACTTGCAGATTGCCCCCGCACAATGGAATTTACAAAAGAGTAATAACAACGAGGAAAGATGGAATGGCAAAGATTAAACAAACAGAAACACGTAGGGAACCCGTACACAAACGAACAAAGCAAGGTGGTAGGATACTTAAGACTAGCTCAATGAATAAGAACCAGAAGACTGATTACAAAAAATACAGAGGACAGGGCCGTTGAAAACCCTTATCCATGTTAACCAACATGTTATAAAGTCAAACAGAAAGAACAAGGTAGAAGAACCTGTATTGACTGTTAAGACGTACAAGAGCAACACCTATGCACATGAAGTAAATATAAAAGGCGACTCTAAAGTAGTGTACAGCCCAGACAAACCACTATCATGTGGCGCACATGTTTGGATAGAAACCCAATCGGAAGTGGAGATAATTAGATAATGGTAGATTTTACATGGAGTTACTCTTCCTTAAAAGAGTTTGAGAATTGCCCTAAGAAATATCAAGAAGTAAGAATCTTAAAGAATTATTCATTTGTAGATACCCCCCAAACGATATATGGTAAAGAAGTACATGAGGCACTAGAGCTTTATGTGCGTGATGGTAAGCCACTAGCAAAAAACTATTTACGCTTCAAGAAGATGGTAGATACATTGATTGCTATCCCGGGAACTAAATATCCTGAATTAAAAATGGCGTTGACTAAGGACTTAAAGCAGTGTGACTTTGATGATGAGAACCGATGGGTACGAGGTATCGCTGACTTGGTTATTGTAGATGGTGATAAAGCTTTTGTGATTGATTATAAAACCGGCAGCAATAAATACCCTGATCCTAAACAGTTGCGGCTGATGGCCTTGATGTGTTTCATTATATTTCCCGAGGTTAATCATATTAAAGCCGGGTTACTATTCTGTATGAAAAATAGTTTTGTTCAAGAGACGTATACTAGGGATGACATCCATAAATCTTGGAAGAAGTTTGAGAAGATATTAGATCGACTTACCATGTCATATGAGAACGATACGTGGGTACCTAACCCTACACCCCTATGTGGATGGTGTCCTGTAGAAACATGTGACCACCATAAACCTAGAAGATAGTGTATAATTATGGCTAAAAGAGGTAGCTAATCATGCCATACACAAAGAGTCCTAGACCCTACAAAGCAGAATATAAGAAACAAAAAACACGAGGCGAACATGCAGATCGTATGGAACGTCAACGCGCTCGACGTAAGATGGACGCTACTAGTGTAGATGCAAATAAGAATGGTAAGGCAGATAAACGTGAGGGTAAAGATGTAGCCCACAAGAAGCCTTTATCTAAAGGTGGTAGCAATAAGGACGGTGTGACTATCCAGTCAAAATCTAAGAACCGTTCATTCAAAAGAAACTCTGATGGTTCAGTTAAAACCAGACAATATTTAGCTAATAAATAAAAGGTAAAATAATACTTGCGTTATCTTTTTAGGTAGTGCATACTCTAGTTTCCATGAGAGGAAACTATGAAACTAATTGACAATAAAGCAGTAAAGATTACTGTGCCTAATGAGGTTGCGGGCTTAATACAAAAGCATATACCGAAGGCGACAGTAGTAGAAACAAGAGAGAACTTATCTGACATCCTAGTATATTGGGGTATCGATGAGATGATTAAACTCAACCAATTGGTTACGTTCAAGAAACCATTACCCTCACCTATAACACGAGACTACAAATGGTCTGGACGCTTCCAACCCTTCGATCACCAAAAAGTTACCAGTGAATTTCTAAGTACGCATACTAGGGCATTCTGTTTTAACGAGGCCGGTACAGGTAAAACATCTTCGGTACTATGGGCATGCGACTATCTTATGAATGAGAAAAAGATTAAGCGTGTACTGGTGGTATGCCCTTTGTCTATCATGACATCTGCTTGGAAGAATGATATTTACAATACGTGTGTGCATAGGGTACCCGGCGTGGCATATGGTACAGCAGATCAACGAAGACTTATTATAGATAACCCTCAGTATGAGTTTGTTATTATTAATTATGATGGGGTAAACATTGTTAAAGATGCTATTAAAGAGGCTAACTTTGATTTAGTAGTTATTGATGAGGCCAATGCTTATAAGACAGTGACTACTGCTAGGTGGAAAACACTGGCTAAAATACTACGACCTGAGACAAGGCTGTGGATGTTAACAGGTACCCCGGCATCCCAATCTCCTGTAGATGCGTATGGTTTGGCTCGTTTAGTATGTCCAGATAGAGTGCCTAAATTTTCATCAGCTTGGCGTGACATTGTTATGAAACAGTTAACAAGGTTTAAGTGGGTACCTAAGCCGGGTAGTGAAACTAAAGTCTTTAACACATTACAACCCGCCATTCGGTTTGCTAAGAATGATTGCTTGGACCTACCCGACGTTATGTATCAGACTAGGATAGTTCCTTTAACAAAACAAGTAGAAACTTACTACAACAAACTGAAGAAAGACTTTCTTATTGAAGCAGCGGGAGAAGAGATAAGTGCTGTGAATGCGGCGGCTAACATGACTAAACTGCTACAGATTTCTGGCGGTGCAGTGTACACCGACGAACATAAAGTAGTCGACTTTGACATTAGTCCTAGACTAAAAGTATTGATGGAGACTGTTGACCAAACCAAACATAAAGTATTAGTCTTTGTACCCTACCGACATACCATAGATATTGTTGCTAAGAATCTTAATCAGAACAATATCACTACTTCTATTATCAATGGAAGTGTATCAGCACACAACCGCACACAGATTATTAAAGAGTTTCAAACTGCTGATGATCCGAGAGTTCTTGTTGTCCAACCTCAATCTGCTTCACATGGAGTTACCCTTACCCGGGCCGACACGGTAGTATTCTGGTCGCCTGTGATGAGTGTAGAAGTATACCTCCAATGTATTGCGAGGATTGATAGGGTGGGTCAGAAGAATAAGATGACAGTCGTTCATCTGCAAGGATCAGCAATTGAGAAGAGGATGTATGACATGCTACAAGGCAAGGTAGATAATCATACGAAGTTAGTAGATTTATATAGAGAGGAGATAGGACTATGAATTTAGATGGCATAGACACACAACTAGGAAACAACTTACATTGTTTTCATGTAGCAACAGAAGAAACGCCGCATCGAGAGTGGATTGATACCCCAGGATGGGGGCCTAAAGAAATAGAGGTACATTTATTTTTTTGGGATGAACATAATATAAATCAGATAAAAGTTTTAAATATACAACACAATAAAGGAATAACACTTACCAATTGGTCAAGTGATGAGGGGGCTTCTACGCTTTTAAGAAAAGAGATTGTAAATTTAAGGGGAAAAAATAAATGAGTGATATAAAGGTAGGAACCTTAGTTGAAAGTTACCTTGCTATTAGACGAGAGCGAGAGATATTAGCTAAGAAATTTGAACAAGAAGATAGTGTCTACAAAGATCAGTTGAATAGACTGGAGGAGGCGATGCTAGAAACTTGTAACGATATTGGTGCTGAAACATTACGCACTGAAAGTGGCACAATTATTAAGTCTTTAAAAGAGAACTATGTTTGTGGGGATTGGGATAATTTTAAGCAGTATATCCTTGAGAACCAAGCGTTGGAGTTACTTCAACAGCGCATTAGCCAAACAAACTTTAAAGAGTTTTTAAGCACGAGGGGAGAAGAAGGATTACCTCCTGGAATTAGTACGATGAGAGAGTTTAAAATAACTGTACGTAAACCAACAACTTAAGGAGAACTACTATGGCTCAACAGCCTATTACATTTACAACGCCGAAAGGCATTGCGCAATATCCTTGGTTATCCACACCGGATACTAAGTTTTCAGAGGAAGGGGAATATAAAGTTAATCTTATTATTCCTAAACAAGAAGCTATACCTGTATTAAAACAAATCAATGAGGTCTATGCTCAAAACGTTGAAAGCGAACTTAAGAAGGCCGGCGGTAAGGAAATTAAAAAAGCCCCACCACCGTACGCAGAAGAGCTTGATGAGACGGGTCAACCTACGGGTAACGTGATCCTTCGATTTAAATCAAAAGCCGCTTATAAGCCAGCTATCTTTGATTCTAAAGGCATCCCTATGATAGAAAGTAACATCTGGGGTGGGTCTGAGCTTAAAGTTAATGGTTCCGTAGCACCTTACTTCACTAGTTTAATTGGTGCGGGTGTTGCTTTAAGGTTAAGAGCAGTACAAGTTATCCAGTATGTACAGGGTAACAGTTCATCATCTCGCTTCGGGTTCGAAGAAGAAGTTGGGTATGAGCACAAAGCTCCTAAGACTTTTGAAGAAGTTGCGGCTCCGACACAAGCTCCGGCAGTTGCAGAACCAACAGTACGTGCTGAGACATCTCCTCCTGTTAAACCGGCGGATGATTTATCAGACATCATTAACCAATGGGCTAAGGCTTAATTATGCCTAAAAAATATAGCCAAGAGTTTTTGGTTGAGTTGAATACTCTTGATGAGACAAGACTCGGTGTGCAGTTAGCGAAGGCCTGTGTTAATGCAGAACTTCCTATCACCGAAATAGCAAAAGTCTTTGAGGTATCCCGGATGACTGTACACAGTTGGTTCCGGGGTTCCCCTATTCGAGATAAAAATGAGTCTAAGATTAAGAGATTTTTAGTAGCTCTTGATGGCGCATGGAAAGCTCAATTAGAAAACCATACTCAAGATTTACCTATTTCAGAGATGAAAAAGGCTAGGACGTTTTTAGAAACGAATATTATTCCTAAAATCGTTGAAGATAAATCCATATAAGGTATACTAGAAAATGCTCCGCTTAAATCCCGGGGCATTTTTAACCTTAAAAGATAGAGAGAAAATGTTAAAACAATTCTATGAAAAGGCACTGCCTAATGAGGGCTACTACTGTGTAGCTTATAACATTCCTAATAGTAAAGCCTATGTACATGACTATGCATCATCTATAGACGAAGTTGTTGAGTTAATTCAGACACACGTAAAAGAAGAGCGTAATGTTTTTGTAGCGATGAGTACATTCAACGAACAGGACCGGAAGGCTTCTAAATCTATATTTGTTAAGTCCTTTTATCTTGACCTTGATGTTGGTGAGAGCAAAGATTACCAGACACAGAAAGAGGCCTTAATTGATCTTAGTAACTTTCTTGAAACTTCTAAGCTACCTATGCCTGCTATTGTTAATAGTGGTAACGGGATACATGCTTACTGGTTCTTAAAAGAACAAATTACTGTTGAAGAATGGAAACCTTTAGCAACTCAGCTTAAAAATCTATGTGTAGCTGAAGGATTAAAGATAGACTTAGCTATCACTGCAGACTGTGCTCGATTGCTTAGGTGTCCTAATACAGTTAACTATAAAAAAACTCCACCTAGTCCAACACTCGTAGTAAAAGATGCAGAAGAATATGACTTAAAAGTAATAAAAACGATACTAGACAATGTAGAAATACCTTTAGAAGAGTTAGTTAAAAAGTCTAACTTTACCGACGAAGAAAAACGAGTGAAGTATGGCAACTACGAGAACCACTTCAAGCCTCTACTTATTGATAGTATGCAAGAAAACGAAGATGGGTGTGCTCAGATTAAACACTATATAGATAATGCTAAAACTGCTGACGAACCTTTATGGTGGCGCGTGTTATCTCTTGCACAAAACTGTGTGGATAGAGACGATGTTATCCATGTTATATCTAAGGACCATGTAGGATATTCCTATGATGAGACAGAAGAGAAAGCAACTTCAACTGATGGAAAGCCACACACATGTAAAGACTTTAATAATGTTAGCCCAGGTATCTGTACATCGTGCCCACACTGGCAGACTATATCAACACCTATTCAGTTACATAAGGTAACCGCTAAGGCGGAGCCGGTAGAAGAATCAGTGGAACTGATAGCTATAGAAGGAGAGGTATTACCTGTAATACACAAGAAGAAGAACGGGTTACCTCAAACTTTAGATGATAAAGGTTACTGGCTAGGAGCTAAACAGGGCGGTATATTTAAAAGCATTACTACCGTAGATAAAAAAGGTGCTACCCTTAAAGAAGACTTACTAGTATATGAGTATGATATGTTTGCTATCCGACACCTTAAAAGTAATGCGGATGGTAACTGTCTAGTTATTAATGTAATGCATCCTCATGACGGTACACTCGAGTTTTTACTGCCTATGAAGTCGGTATATGACCCTACAGAATTAAGAAAGACATTAACGAGCCAAGGTATTTATTATGATTCAAGACAACAGGAGGAATTAATTATGCGTTATTTTATTGATTGGGCAAAGGATATGCAAAGAAAGAATAAGTATGATGTTATGTATGATCAGATGGGATGGAACGAAGATCATAGTTCCTTTGTGGCAGGTAACATAGAAATGTCTAGGGATGGGACAGAAAAGATTACACCTATATCTCCTCTTGCTAGGCCAGTAGCACCCTTTGTAACTAAGAGTGGAACCTATGAAGGATGGAAAATAGCCGCGCAAAAGCTCAACCAGAACGGTATGGAGATGCATATGTTTACTATGCTATGTGGATTTGGTTCTGTGCTTATGACTTTTTCATCTACTAATGGGGTTGCTATATCATTAACAGGAGAATCCGGTGCGGCTAAGACTGGCGCATTAAAAGCAGCGATTAGTATATGGGGTGAACCAGAAAACCTATATGTGCAAAACATTACTGCTAACGCTTTACAAGGAAGGTTCTTAACACTTCACAACTTACCTATGGGATTTGATGAAGTAGGTAATAAAAATCCATACCTTATTTCTGATTTTATATTAGGAGTTTCACAAGGTAAGGCAAAAGTTAAGATGCAAGCATCAACTAATTCTGAACGTGATTATGAAGCACCTTCATCTTTGATTGCTATCATGACCTCTAACCATTCGTTGATTGATAAACTAAAACAGATTAGGTCTAACCCTAATGGTGAGGCGGCTAGGTTGATTGAGTTCTCTATGAGAAAGCCTAAATCATTCATTGATAACGCACGACTAGGTAAAGAAATCTTTGATGAGTTTAATGTACATTACGGATGGGCAGGTCCTGACTTTATTAGGGCACTGTACAAGTATGGTGATGAAGCAGCTATCAAAGCTAATCTAGGTAAGTGGGAAAACCGATTTGTAGCAGATTTTGGTAATGATACTGCCTACCGGTTCTACGAGAACTTAGTGGCCGTTACTATGACAGCCGCAGAAATAGTTGTTGATGCAGGTATTTTGGTGATAGACATTGAAAGAATCTATAAGTTTATTGTAGGTGAAATGATTAGTATTAAAGATGAAACAGTTAAGATTAATGATGTAGATTATGAGTCTGTTCTAGCAAACTATCTTGATTCTAATATAGACAAGGTCCTCGCGTTCTCTGAGGAAGGTAACATGATTAGTGAACCTAGAAACCAATTAGCTATTCGTATAGAACACGCTAAAGATTATATGTGGATTTCGAAGAAAGAGTTCGACGCATACCTTGCAGAGCTACCTATCAGTACAAAAGAGTTTGTATACCAGATGAAACAGATGGGGGTAGGGGTAGATGTAGGTGCTAAAATTAAACAACGTATGAATGCCGGGTGGGTAGATGTACAAAAATCTGCTACGGCGGTGTATAGGTTTAAGCTAAGTACCATTGGTAAGACATATGAGGTAGAAAAGCTTGCAGCTACACAATGATCCGGAGTGGCTCTTCCCCTATGAGATGATGCAAGTAGGGGATAGTTTTTTTATTCCGACACTTAAGAGTGCACCACTAATCTATTCAATTGAAACCGCAGCGAAACGTGCTAAGGTAAAAGTTAAAACGTATGCGGTAGTAGAGGATGACTTGATGGGTGTACGTACGTGGCGTATAGGCTAATCAGGTATTCCATAAATATCATTTAATGATTCGTCGTATTTTTTACCAATGAATACACCATTTACAGAATCTTTTAATCTAGCGTCCCTTGCTTTCATAGACCTTTGTATAGTCTTTCTTGATAGCTGAAAACCTTTTGGAGCTTTGCTATTAAACCTATCAATATCTCGTTGAATATCTTCTACACCATCCTCATCTCCTGCTTGTCTGGCTAGGTAATATTTTAATAATAGTTTAGACTTCCGAGCTAACAGTTTTCTTTCTGGGCCTTTTAATGCATTAGCTTTAGTATAAGCTTCTGCTAACTCAATGTTACTAAACCCTACTATTTGCATGAAGGACTCGTATACACTTGGATCACCTTCTATAATAGGCACACCATATTTGTTAGTCATGCCGTCAGTATTATATCTAACAGTCTTAAGGGCATTTCCTAGGAAAGTAGGTAACACTCTTTCAGCTCCTCGACCTACGTCGCCATCTGCAATCATACCAACGCCTTCCGTAAATCTACGAAGTATTCCATATCCAGGACCACCTAATACTTCCATCATATAAGCCGACGCACCTATTTTTTCTAATCTAGCTGGGTCTTCTCTAAATGCTAAGTCTCTAAAACCTGTTCGTTGAGATATGTCTATACCAAGTAGTGCACTTAAAGGACCTCGAAAGGCTAAGTCTCCCACTGCTGCATTAACATATGTATGTGGTTCAAATGGCTCATCGTCATCATCTAATAACAATGAAGCTAATACGGTGGCTCCTCCATACAATGGCATACCTTGAATTCCTGCCATTAAGAAAGAATACCCATAGACACCTATCAATTGTTTTGCTGCAATGGCACGAGTTTCTTTATCTGCCTCTGTTTTAGGTTTTGCATTAAACACATCATTAAATAATTTACTTACTAAATAGATCTGTGCCTGAGCAAATCGTTTAAAGACGAAAGCTACTTTACCAATACCGTCTTGGAACATGCTAGGACCTACTTCAGGTAACGCGTGAGAATGGACTTTACTGGTAAGCTCAATAGCTTTTTGTATAGCGTCTGTTTCCGAAGCTCCTTTCGATCTTGCTAAATTAAATGCAGCAATTAAAGTAATCTCACGGTTAATTCGTTCAGAGTTTTGAAACACATACCCTATTCCTGCCTCAACTTTTGATTTAATTTTTAATCCACTACCCACTTCCTGACCTAAGTTTTTTTGTAGTTCGGTTATTTCGTACCCTATACCCCGACGTAACGCGGCCGTTTCTTCTGCCCTTGTAAATAAATTGTGGTACTTACCCCCTTCTTTGAATAACTTAGCATTTTTTCCGGTGTAGGTTTTCTCACCTGTTTTTTCATTAATGGTAAAAGGAGCAGATGTTCTATCAGGAAGGAACCCTCTATTCTGCTCAAACCCGCCAGCTCCATATAGTTTCATTGCATCAAATAAAGCTTTTTGTGAAGAATCAAACCCATACTCACCCTGTAAAAAAGGTAATACAATAAGGGGGATTTGCGTTAAGTTAACAATAGCTGAAGATATATTACCACCAATGTACCATACATAACTTAAATATGCTGGCATAGCCGCCCACCCTTTTGCTACTGGGTTAAGATAAAAAGGTAAGCTTTTAATAGTATCGGCACCTATTGCTCGTATTAAAGCACTGTCAGAGTTAGAAGCTTCCTTACTAATTATATCTGATGTGTTAACTATTTTATTATTATACTTTGCATTCGCTATAGAGCTTACTATCTTAGGTGCTGTACTTGCATAAGCAAATAAAATATCCTCTTCATAACCCGGTATACCTTTACGATGTGCTTCTTGGTTTCTTAGTGACTGTTCAGGAAATAAAGATAGATACTGTTCTTCAATATTTTCAATTGTTAGTTTTTTTGCCTCATCACTTAATTTAGGGTCATTATTAATCTTTGCTTTTAGCCGTTGAACAAATGCTGCTGGTGGGGCCCCACGTATTTCAGCTCTTTGTGATTGTGCAAAATCTTCAAAGTTTGTGGCGCCTTCTTGACGTAATTGTTCTTTTTTCTTTTTCCTTAAGAATGGTGATTCTGCAGAAGCTTTACCTTCTTCCCCATCTTTAGTTACATACTTAAACCAATAATCACCTTTACGTACCATAGGTAAATAATAGTTAAGTGGTACAAACTCTTCGCGTAAATTTGCTTCAGCTTCCGGATAAGCCTCAATCATTGTATCTAAAAGTGCTTTGTATTTATTTCTTAGGTCGTTAACAATCTGATTACCTAAATCTTTTAGGTCTTGTGGTAGCCGTTCGTACCGCTCTACAAACTCAGCTGCTTTAGGATTTTCTTGCAATAGCTGTTGTCTAGCTACTTCGTCTTTAATAATAGCTTCGGGGTCTATATTTGCTCTAGATAGTTCAAGTAATACACGGTTCCATTCTTTAACAAGCTGTTTACCTCTTGGGGTTTGAGCATACTTTTTACTTATAAGGTCTTCTGCATACCGCAACACAACAGATACTTGTTCTCTACCTTGTTTAATTATGTTTGCTTTGAGTTCAAGAAAAGATTGAAGTTCTCGTAGGCCAGATATTTGGTCGCCAAACAACTCAATCTTATTAGGAATAGATAAAAACCCCATGTATATCCGCGCAGCTTTATCTTTTAATGTAGATAAAAATGATACCAGTTCTCTACCAGTACCCGACTGTACTACAGGCATATTCAGAATAGAGTTGCCTAGTTTGTCAAACTGTTTCATTGCAAAGCTTTTGGATGGTACGCCACCAAGATCGACTATGTTAATGTCTGATGCTGCTTTTTCTTCAGCTGTTAATTCTTTTGCAGGTACTACCTCTGGTATTTCTTCATCTTTTTCTAATACACCTTTTTTGTTTTCATCTTTAATAGGGTTAGTATTTTTAGGTAATCTTATGTTAAGGGCTTCTCCCTGTACCTTCGCCGCCGCTTCTCTAGGCTTGGCGGGCTGTATCTTACTTTTAAGCTCCATGATAGTGTCGGTTACTTCTTCTTTTGAGAACTGAATGTCTTGTGACACTTCAGGGTTAACATTAAAATCTATCATTTCTCTAATAGCAGCTTCATTTTCAGGCTCTATAGAAATTATATTATCTATAACAGTATTTTCTTCAAATTCAAATCTGGCTTCTTGTTTTACAAATTTTTTGCCAGCTATATTAGGGACAGCTACTCTTTTTGGAAATCTTGTGTCGGTGTTGTCTGGGGCTATTTCTCTTCGAGGACCTATCATAAGCACCGGCATTTGTGTGACGCCCAGTCGTTGTAGAGCCCTTGCTCTATGCCTGCCTTCATGGCCTGTAATTTTTGCCCATCCTCTCTCAGGTGACTCAAATGTTAGATTGGGCACATCGTATGGGTTGCCCATATAAGCGCCATCTTTATCGAATTGATTAACCCATTTTACAACGGCTTCAGAATTACCTTCAAAATATTCAGCAATTTGTGCATCTAAAGATTTAATTGATTCCGCCTCTGTCCCTATAAGTTTTTGTGAGGCTAAATCTAAAAATTGTTGAGGCGACATTGTAGCTACGTAATAGGTTCCCTGCTTAGCGTAATTTGATGCCGTATTGTTATTGTTTAATTCTTCTATTAGTTTAGTTATTCTTTCAGGTAGCCATCCTGCAATAGTTTTTATTTCTTTCTTAGACATCTGTACAGCCGCTGTACTTGATGTCTGTCCTCTAGTACTAGTAGCCTCTGCTAAGGAAACTCTCAGAGAGTTCAAGATCATGTCTTGGATGTCTGCATCGCTAAACTTGTTAACGTCGTACAAGCCAAGCCTGCGTAAGAAGTTTTTCACTGCGCCTACTATGCGTCTAAACAACGAGTTGTTAGGGGCACGTTCACCTAGCTTAGCCATGACCTCTTGTAAGAAGGGAGTACTGTCTACCGTAAGTTCTGGATAGAGGCGTTGCACTTCATCAAAGATTGCCTGCACCTCAGCGTTTTGTTTTCTTAATGTTTTAAGGCGGTTGAGTAGTGGGATGTAGTCTTTACCTACCATACGTTCTAGCCCGTAATGCTCACCTATTTCGTGCAGTAAGATACGACGCGCCTGGCCTTTCTGTATACGGTTAGCTACTATATAAGAGGTTTGTGTTTTAGGGGCGTAAGCACCATTAGCTGTAGAAGACATTTTAATATTGGCAGGCAATTGATCTACGCTATTCACGATGACTAACTTGCCGCTCTCTATCATTCTGTTCACGCCAGGTCCAAACTCTTGGACCAACTCTGCGGTTACGGTTTCTGTAGTTTGTCCGGTGCCTTCTGTTTCAACTCGTGATTCTTGAGTAGCTAGGTAGTCAGCTTTTTCTTTTCGTAAAGCTCTAACTCGGTTGGCTATATAAGAAGGAATCTTACGGTTGGGTTCTTGGTTTAGGTAACTCTGCACTTCAAATTCTGCTTGCGCTAATCGTGACTCTATGTCCGCCAATTGTGTATCAGTTCGTGACTCTTGTGTTTCTTGAGGTGGAGGAGTTATACCAAATTCAACTTCTAACTGTTCTACATAATTTAAAGCCATTGCAGGATCTTCGTCAACAATGTTATCTAGCTCGGTAATAATATCTGACTGAGGATCATCTATTTTAATACGTGCTTTAAGTGCATTTATTCTTTGTGTTAGTGAACGAGGCTCTCCGCTTGTTCCACTTTCAACTGTTCCAGCAACATTTGGATCGACCACCACTGGAGATCCGTCAGTTGGGATAGCGCTCTCGGTAGGGATGCTGTCGGGTACTCCAATGCTATCATTGCTAACTCCAGCTGTTCCAGCGGTATATTCTGCAGTTCTGTTTCTAGCATTTTCTATCTCCTTCCTTAACTTAGGTAGAGCTTTTTTAAGGTTTCCAAACTTTGTAATTGCTTCTACATTATTATCCGTTTTTGCTTTAGTAAGCATAGCTTGTGCTTGTTTACCAAAGTCTGCTAATTCTTTTGAAGAAAAAGGTCTTTCAGTAAAATAGTTAACTAATCCTTGGTCTACTGTGTCGGCCGTAATACCTGCACTTTCTAACATAGCAGGAGTAATGACTACTTCATCAGGGTTTACTTTATTAGCTATGTTTTGTTTACTATTGGCTAATTTCGCATCAGTTTCTGCAGTTCTTCCTAATGCTTTAGCTTTAGTAATTTCACTACGTAATTTTTTTAAATCATTTCTTATTTGTTTTCTTTCATTTTCATTATACCCGCCAAAGTATGTATCTAAATCTTTCTCCATAACTTGAGTAATACTTTTTTCGTCGAGTAGCTGGGTGTCTAAATCTTTCTGAAGTTGTTCAACTTTTGCTTGCTGAGCTAATACGTTAGCTGCTTCTTGATCTCTAGCTTCTGTTGAGGGCTGTGGTTCTATTACTGCTTCTGTTGTCGTAGTCGCTGTCTGTGTAGTAGCCACAGGAGTTGTTACTGTAGTGTCTACTAGCTTAGTTTCTTCTATAATCTCTTCTTGTTTTTCTGGAGATGCTTTTTTAGTTAATGCTTTTTCTCTAAGATGTTCTGGTATAGAAGCTACACCCTTGAATGCACCACCAGCAACGGCACCTTTTATACCAGCTTCTAACATACGATCAAAGTCATCAGAATCAAAGATAGCTGAATGCCCTTGCACAAACTTCTCCGCTGCAATACTAACGGCCTCTTGTGTAGCCTCAGTCAATCCTTCGGTACCAAGTCCACCTAATATATTAGATGTAGCACGTCGAGCAAGTCCGGGTTGCATACCTGACTTCTGTAGTATCTCAGTAACAACTGATGCTCTGCCGGGCTTACTAAAGCTTTTCATAATACTAGTAGGTAGGATGCTATCAAGAGAAGCATTAACAATCCCTGCAAGAGAGGCTGCTAGAGGTTCAAAGTCCCCTGTCTGCTCGTAGATATTTTGGAATACTTCGGGAGCATTGAGAGCATAAGAACCTAAAAATACACCGGCGGCTTGCCCCTTTGCCTTACTTTTATTGATGTCTGATAGAATCTTTTTTGCGGCTCTAGCTGAGGCTTGTTCTGATATTTGTTTTTTAAATTCTTTTTTAGTTAATGCTTCGGTTGCTTTCTTCGCTGCAGTTTTCGCTGCTATACCTCCAGCAACACCACCAACACCGCCGGTACCTATGATACCAAATAGATTAGGGATTTGTTCAAAGGCTGTTTCTAATACAAACTTTCCAGCATCTCCTACACCTTTAACGTCTTTATAGGAAGGGTATTGAGGTGCCATAGTTTTAGCAATTGTAGCTTCACTAGCTTGGGCTTCTTGCATTTGCTTTTTAGCATATTCATCAAAACCTAATGCACTTGCACCCATTGCGGGTAACACGTCACCAATAGTAGAGCCAATACGTTTCGCACCACGACCAAAACCTTTGCTAACGATTTCGCCTAGTGAGTAATCTCTTTCTAGCTCAGGAGTATATAGTTGCTCCGTCGCAGTTCTTATCACTTCATCTTGGGAGAGGCCATCAGGTCCTTCAAAGCTATGGATTTTACCATCAGGGCTCGCTACATCATATATAGCCATTAAGAGCTCCTATTATCTTGAACCTACATATGTAAGACCACCACGTTGTGTGCCAGCTGATAGTGCTTTTGCTGCAGCATTATCTAATACTTGTTGTTTAGCCGCTGCATAGTTAGGTTGATTTACTACATCTTTACCTTTTGATTCTATCATACCTTTTTCCCAATTAGCTACTTCTAATAGAACTTGTTCATTTTCAGTTGCATCTAATCTATCTCCTGGATCAGCCATCTGTTTTAATGCTACTTTTAGCTGCATATCTTGTTGAGCTAATTGAAGTTTCATAGCTCGAGTATCTTCAAATTGTTTACTGTCCATACCGTATTGTACCGCAGCTAATTGCTCAGCTCTTTCAGCTTGACGTAGTTGTATAGCGGTATCAAATTGTTGTTCTTCTAACGCTCTTCGTTCTTTTTCAGATGCAGCATAGGATTCAATACCTCTAGTTGCTCCTGATGCAATATTAGTTAAAGCGTTTTGATCTTGACCTGCAGCTATTGCCAGTCCTGCTTCTGTTAATGCCATCCACGGAGCTATCTCTGCTTGTCTATCAGCTGACGCATCCATTTTTTTCCTTTTCTCAGCTAACATATCATTATATGTATCATCGCCCATGAGGGATTTAAACTCTGCTATCCTGTCTGCCATAGTAACTTCTTTAGCTGGAGCAGCTGGAGGTTGTTGATTAGCTAAGTTCTTTTGCACTTCTGCTTCTAGGGCTGATTTTTTAGCTTTTTCTTGAACATCAGAACTTCCTTCCCAATACTTATCCTCTTGTTCTTTAAGATACCTTTTGTTTGCTATGTCTTGTTGCGTATATTCGCTGTATGGTTTTTGGTCTAATTTTTCTAACTCTATCGCGTAAGGGGATTTAAACTGTTTCTTTAACTGTTCTGTTTGTTGTCGTTGATCTGCAGCAAATAGTGGAGGAGCTGCTCTTTTTTGTGCTTCTGTAAAAGACTCAAATGCTTCGTTTCCACCGGGTAAATCTTCAAAGAAAAACTGTCCGGCTTCTGCTATTTCTGTTGGCCGTGTGACTCCGCTAAGATTAGGGTTTCTTCCACGTAAGTTGTCAACAAGACCGCCGGGAGCGTATCCCATTATGCCTGCCATTTCTTCAGGACTATATCTTTCAGCTGCTTGTACTTCTCCTGGCCACATACCACCTACAATAGGGCCAGCAAATTTACCCATAAATAACCCAGCTGCATCTAATCCAGGACTGACGTAGTCATCAACAACTATATCAAACATGTCTCGCTCTTCACCTACAATACCACCCTCTGCGTAGTTACCTACATTAGGTGCAGGTAAGTTAGCTATGCCGGTTTCCGTGATAGTTTCAGACTCTGACATGACTTCTGGTTGTGGCATTTGTGGAGCTGACATACTATTAGTTAAAGCACCAATACCCATTTGTGGAGTAGCTTTGGCTACAATTTCTTCTGATACGGTTTCAGTAGGGGTAGCTTGCGCTTGATACTTTGCTCGCATCTGTTCTCTACGTTGAAGTTCACCAAGTGCTAAATATGTAGGGACGTCAGGGGTAGGTCGTTCTACATATCCCACTAACGATTGATCATCTACACCTTTTAATCTGTCTTGTACCTGAATAATATTCATATGTTACCCACCTAATACATTATATAAGCCTAGACCTGCTAGCCCTAAACCACCAATTTGAGAAGCCATGCTTGGAGCTGGCGCATACTGTGTCTGTGTTGAACCTAATGCACCCGCTGTACCACGTAGGATGTTTGACTGGAACTCAAGAGCCCGTCTTTCAGCATCTTGATTTTCCATAAACTGTTGATAAGCAATATTTAATTCTTCTTGCGACATAGCTTGTTGCTCAGCGCCTGTTGCAGCTTGAGCTTGAAGTCTTTCTAACTCAGTCGCTTGATCTGCTGCTCCAATTGTAGCTTGTTGCCCAGCTCCTGCCATCTGAGCTTGTAACCCAGCAAGACCAATATCTTTTTGTAAACCCGCACCATACTGATCGCCTTGTTGCTGTAGTTTTCTTCGGTCCATTTCTGCTTGAAGAGTTCTTTCTTCGGCTGTCATGCCCGCAGCTCTATCTCTTTCAAACTGTGACTGCGCATTGAGGAAAGATTTTTCTTGTCCTTGTGCCCTTAAATCTGCTATCAATGCCCTAGTCTGAGCATCTGCCTCACCTGTCATTAAAGCCTCACGCCCACTCCCAAATGTACCTCGACCTATAGAGCTCATTGCGTTAGCATTTTTTTGTATATCTGCTTGTTTTTTAGCTTCTCTAATAGCTGCATCAGTAACATTAGTTTGATAAGGACTCATGTATGTAGCGGCAGCTGTTGCATCAAACGTGCCCGGTGTAGTCATACCTAACGATTCTACTGTTCCTGGAGTGTATCCTAATGCCGAACCAATACCCCCTGCAGCTGTTCTACTAGTGCCAATGGCATCAGCTATATTTGTTTGTGCTAAATCAAACTCACCTCTTGGGCTCATACCTGCTACATCAGTTTGAACACGCTCTTGTAAGTCAGTAAATCCAGCTACTCTATCTCCAGCATAGGGAGTGTCAGTTTTAACTCCAGTAACGTTACCTGAAGCATCGGTAGTATATGTTTGCTTACCTGATTGTTTTAATAGTTCTTCATAGAAAGGCTTAGCATATTCAGGAAGGTCAGAGGTATACGTAGTGTTTTCTTGGGGAGCCGACGAACCACCACCACCTTTGCCTTTAAACTCTACAAGACCTGTGCGAGGATTAATGGTACCTGCACCGCCGTGAGCTTTTAAGAGAGATACCTCCATAGTGTTGACGTGAGCTAATGTAGTGTCACCACCATCGCCCATAGCTGCAATGTCTGCATACAGGTGTTTGATTAGCCATACTTTAATTTTATTTGGTATTAGTTTTAACAACATTTATATTACTCCACTGGTAATTCGTAAAACACGAGTCTTTTTTCATACCCCTGTTCCTTCCATATTTTTTCCCAACCGGGTCTACCGTAGGATTCTATTTTACTGCATCCTGTATCTCTTGCAAATTTCTGCAGCTGAGATAACCCAACTGTTTGCCACTCTTCAATATCTCGACCACCTACAAAATGCATTACTAATGTTTTTATTTGAGGGTACGTTATTACTTCAGTAACCCAAAAAGCATGAATACCTTCGTCATCAAAAGCAATCCACAGTTGTTGGTCTTTAGTAAGTAGACCTTCTAACATATCTTCCGCAGTAAATCTACCAAAAGTATACTTGGCACACCGTTCTGCAAACCCTTTAATACTATCCCAAACTACAGAAATATGTTCTCTAGGAACAAGTGATGTCTTCATTAAGCAGGCATATACCTTTCGGGATTAATTTGTTTCCCTTGTTGTTTGTTTCCTGTTCTCGCTTGTCTTACTTTATCCATCATAGCATATAATCTTCTTGATCCTGCGTCGGAAGAGCCATTACCTAAATGACTAACTACGTCCGCTGGCACAACAAATT